AAGGTCATTAATTGTAATAACCTTTTCGTTGTGATTTACGTCAGAACCGTTGATTTCTGCTCCTGCTGTGTGGTAAGCCGCCGCTACTCTACCCATTACTGGGAAAGTTGCTGATTTACCAGATGAGATACTTCTTTCCATATCTGCACCTGCTGTTTTTGAAGCTCTTTCAAAAGAAGTTAAAACTTCTCCTGCGAATACTTTTAAAAACAATGCGTCTTCTGAACCACCTGCATTTGCTCTTCCAACTGATACTGGATTTGCGTTTGCCATATTTGTCTCCTTTGTGATTTATGACTTAGTTTATAAAAGCCTCTTCAATTCAGTTATTTAGTCAAGATTGTCTACCGCAGTAGGTCAAGTTATTTGGCTAAACTGTTGATGGCAGTTGCCACGCATAAGCGTTGCACAACTATATTAACAATCCCACTTACGTAAAGCTAATGCTTTTCTAGTAGGTTTGCCGTTCTTAGACATTGCACCTTTAACACCAGACATACGAGCACAAAACGATTTACGTCTTCCGCTAGTTTTACTTTTAGTTGGTGCTTTAAGGTTCATGCCTTGAGAATTGTAATACTTTCGTCCTGCTGAGTTTAGACCACCTGAAGGATTTTGGTATTTTTTAGCGACCATGACTACCTTTTCTTAGCTGTCTTTGCCGCTCTCTTAAATTGCTTAGAAGTAGGTGCACCTTTAGCTCCTACTTTTCTCATTTTCTCACCACTACCTGCCGCAATTCTTTTACGTTTAGCATGTATGTTGGCGTATAATCCACGTTTTGCCATAATTATTTCTTTCTTTTGCTATTCATTATTTTCTTTTTCAAAGCCATAGGTAGTCTTTTTTGTCCACCTTTTAATGCTTTGCTTGGTCTTCCTTTTTTAGAACCGTATGTTCCTTTTCCCATTGGCATATTTATTTCTCCTTTTTATTTTTATTTGTTTCTTCTACTATGGGTACTTTAGATTTTTTAATAATGTCATCTATTTCACCAATAGCATGTTTTGCATGAACAAGTTTGTCAAAGTTTGTTTTTAAAGTTTTGACAAAATTATCATGGTCTGCAACACCAACACTTTTTTGTAAAAAAGTATCAATGACTGCTGAAGCCTCAGACTGTTCCGCTTCATATATCTTTTTTAAGACTGCTAACCACATATTATATTTCTGAGTTAGCTATCTTAGCTTTTACAGCCGCTTGATAAGCAGGGTCTTTAGAATATCTAGGGTCAGCCATAGCTTGTGTTACTTCTGCCCAAGATTCATAACCTTGTTCTGCAACTGGTGTAGCTTTACCTTGTACTAAATTAGGTTCAGAACCATTTGCTGTGTGATACTTAGCTCGTAAACCATCTACTGCAAGTTTAACTGTTTCCATATCAGGACTATTAACTGCCGTATTGTATGCTTTTTTTTCACCGTCAGTCATATTCTTAGAAGCCCATTGTGCCATTTCTGTATAAGCCTCATCACCACCTACCATACTTTTTACAGTATTAGTTTGTTGTTCACCGATTGCTTTTTGTCCTGCAATAAATTGGTCAACATATTCTTTTGGAATACCAGACTCTTCTAAGGATTTATAAGACTCATCACCTAACTGACCATTCTTTGCATACTCATCTGCTAGTGTGTTAAAATCTAATCCTGCATTTTCTACTGCATTTTCAGCAATCTCTAAACTATTTTCTTGTTTAGGTGCTTCTTCTTTTAAAGTAGTTTTATTGACTGGGTCAACTTCTTCTACTTTTGGAGACTGTTCACCAAGTTTCTTTTCTAACTCTGAATATGACTTAGCTAAATCTTCAACAGTGTTGAATTTTTCAGGTAAGCCTTCAGGTTTACTTTGTGTGGACTTTGTCTCTTCTACTGGCTTTTCGCTAGTAGTTTCTTCTTTTGTTATTTCTACTTTGTCTACCATTGTATTTTCCTTTATTGTGGTTTAGATAAATTATTTGCAACTGGTGCTACAGCTTTCTCAGCCATATTCATCATTTGCTCGTTTTGCATTTGCTCTTCTTGAGCCGCCTGTTCCTGTGCTAATTGTTCGTCTGATTTAATTAATCCGTCTGTATCAATACCTAAACCAGTAGCAATACGTTTGATTAAATCGTCAGGGTTTAATGATTGAACAACCGCAGGATTTATTTGAGCTAAGTTACCTATCTCAGCTACAAATTCTCTTAATTTTTGTAAATCGTTACCTCTACCTAATGCTTCAATACCTGTAATAATAGTTGGTTGTACTGAACCTTTTGGTAATGATGGTATCTCATTTTTAGATTCCATTCTTTTCATTAATATAGAAACTAATGGTAATTGAAATTCTTGTGATAATAAAGAATATACACCACCCATAGCAGTTTCTAATTGTTCTGCCATGTATCTTATCTCTTGTGCTGTAACTCTTTCAGCTTGTCTTTGTATAGCTGTGTGTAATAAGAAAGCAAATGATAATCTTTCTTCTAATTTTTGTATCATTCTTTCTACAACTTGTAAGTCAAATTGTTTTTGTGCTTGTAGTACAGACACATCTTCTGCTGTACCAGTTATAATGTCACCATTTCTACTTAATGATAAATCTTTTTTTCTAGTAACTGCATTAGGTCTTACAAGAAATACTACTTTACTAGAAGCCGCCGCAGATTCTACAAGTGATTGTGATAATCCTTCTAAGCTCTTGAGGTCTCCTAAGAACTCCTCAACATATCCTCTTCCATAGTCCTCATTGTCAACTCTAATCATTCTTAGAGCTTGATATGGTAATCTTTCTTTATTAAATGTACCAACACTAGATGGTATTTTTACACCATTAGCTTCTTGACACACATAAAATTTGTCATTATCTAATTTATAAACATGAGTATATAATTCTACTTCTTCATCTTTTTTATAATTAGGGTCAGTCATAATTTGTGCCGCAACATCTTTTTCTAATGCCATAACACTCATTTTTTCTTGAACAATTATTTCACAAACATTACCTGAACTATCTCTTTGACAGACATATTGTGTTAATGGAAATACTCTCATACTTCCCTCTTTAGGTAAATAAGTTAATACATTACCTGCAACAATTAAATGTTTTAATGCTTCAAAAACAGAAACTCTTAAAGCAAGTTGTTCTATTTTATTTGTTACTTCTCTTTCAATAGTAGCTAAAGATTTTTCTACTTCTGTTTTTAATTCTTTTCTTTCTGATAAATCTTCTTTTGCTTTACCTGCTATTGCTAATCTAAAAAATGGGGAGTTTGGTGGAAGTAATAATAATAAAAGTTTAGAAGCTAAATTGTTGACACCCCTAGCTCCTACTGATTGGAAGGGGTTATATAAGTCTGATGATGTTGTAAAACCATCAGGTTGTATTAGAGAAGGAATTGTAATTTCAGAACACTCTTCTGCTCTGTCTAAAAAATGTTCTCTGTGTTGTTTTAATTTTGAATAACGTTGTCTTGCTGTATCTTTTGTAAAATTGTTATCCATGTATTCCATCTATTAAGAAATATTTAAGCCTGAACCAGTAGCTACGTTCACACCTGAAGTAGTTTGAAGTGAGCTTGTTCCTGATTTTTTAACTTTTTTCTTTTTCTTTGCAATATCTTGCTCGTCTGCTGTAACCAAAGTTGGTGATAATTCTTCACCGATTGCCTGTGAAGTATTAACTGGCATTGGCGGAGCAGGTTGTGGAGCAGGTACTTTTGGTCTGCTAGTGCACATATTATTTGTTCTCCGTTCTTTCTTTTAGATTGTTTATAAATTTTACAACATCACGTTGTCCTGCTTTAAAGTAAATAGTTTTACTATCATCTTTTAAATCAGGTGATTTTTCAGGAAAAACTTTATTTAATAGTTTTACTAAATCATCTACGTTACTTGGTAATGTTAAATCGTCCATGTTATTCGTCTAAAAAGGGAACTTTACTCCCACAAGTTACCTGTTACTGTACCTTTATTGTACTCTGTTGCTCTGTTTTCAAAGAAATTAGCATGTTCTACACCATTTAATACCCAATCTAACCAACCTAAAGGGTTGTGTTTTACACCATAGTTAGGTTTTAATGATAGTTGTAGTAGTCTTCTATCAGCAATATATCTAATATACTGTTTAACTTCTTCTGCTTTTAATCCTCTTATACCACCCATGCTAAATGCTAAGTCAATAAATCTATCTTCTAAATCTACCATATCTCTAGCTGTTTGATATATACTAGCTTTAAATTTTTCTGTCCAAATATTAGGATTTTCTTTTATTAATTGATGAAATAATTTAATCATACCATCTACGTGATGAGTCTCATCTCTTATAGACCATGTAACTATCTGACACATACCCTTCATTCTACCATATCTTTGAAAGTTTAGTAGCATAACAAACGAAGCAAACAACTGTAAGCCTTCACCAAATGCAGAAAAACAAGCTATCTCTCTAGCTAATCCTTCTAGTCCTTTACCTTTACTTTCAAACAAGTAGTTATGTTTATCAGACATTTCTTTGTATTCTTGAAATGCTTTGTACTCTTTATCAGGTAAACCAATAGTATCATTAAGTAATGAATAACTATGTGCATGATTAGCTTCACTTGTAGCAAAAGCAGACAACATCATTCTTACTTCTGGTGGTTTAAATTTAGGTATGTATTTATCTAAATATGCTTGAGCTATATCTACATCACCTTGAGTAAAGAATTTAAGTATTTGTGATATTAGATTCTTTTCTTCTACTGTTAGTCTTTCATTCCAATCTCTTACATCTTCATGTAAAGGTACTTCACTAGGTAACCAGTGCATTTTTTGTTGCATGTCATAAGATTCAAATGCCCACTCGTAATCAAATGGTTTGTAATGTATACGCTCTTTAAATAAACTCATAGTTTGTTTTTTAACTCCTCTAAATATGTTTGTTCTTCTGAGTGACAACACTCATTGTTGTTTTCTTTTTCTTTAGTGTGTGTCTTACACTTTTTCTTTTTAAAAATAGCATCATAGTTTTCTCTATATTTTTCACTAGGAATATGTACGCCATCTCTAATCTTATAGTCTTTAAAGCCCATAAAATAATTCTATCCCTTCTATTATTATTATTGCTAATAATTCTACTGCCAAGATTGTATGATATATAGTCCATAAGACTGTTTGTTTTTGTTGTTTCTTTTTACAGTTACAATTACAACGCTTACGTCTTGGTTTATCCATATCATCAAATATACTACTGTCTGTCATTATGCCTCACACGCTAAACAATCAGCTTCAGGTATGATTGTTCTTTCTACTTTTTTAGATACTAATTCTGCACGTTTAATTGCTTCTGAACGGCAGTAGTATAATGTTTTTAATTTTCTTTTCCATGCTAACATGTGTATCTCATGTAATTCTTTTACATTAACATCAGCAGGAACAAATACATTTACTGATTGACCTTGACAAATATATTGTTGTCTATCAGACGCATGTTCTATTACCCATTGTTGGTTAATTTCAATCGCAGTTTTAAATATATCTTTTTCATAATCAGACAGCTCTTTAACATGAAGCACTGAGCCTCTATTAGCAAGTATTGAAGTCCAAGTCTTATCATTATTTATTCCCTTCTTTTCTAATAATTTTTCTAAGTATTTATTCTTAACTAAAAATGAACCTGACATAGTTTTTTGCACATAAGCATTAGCTCTGTATGGTTCTATTGATGGTGATGTAGTACCACAAATAATAGAAGACGAAGCATTAGGAGCAATAGCTAACAAGTGTGCGTTACGCATACCAGTACCTTCCATGTCTGGTGCTTCTCCTCTTTTAATTGCTAGTCTTTTAGATTCTTCTACTGCCTGTGCTTTCATTGTTTTAAATATTTTTAAATTCATAGCTTTAGCTAATGCAGATTCAAATGGTATACCTTTAGATTGTAGGTACGCATGAAATCCCATAGCACCTAGACCTAAACTTCTTTCATTGTTAGCACTAAACCTAGCTCTAAATAATTCTTCAGGTGCATAGTCTATAAAATATTGTAATACATTATCTAAGAATCTAATTAAGTCTGGTATAAATAAAGAATCATTCTTCCATTCATCATACTTTTCTAAATTTACAGAAGACAAACAACACACTGCTGTCCTGTTGTCATTAGTTGGTAAAGTTATTTCAGTACATAAATTAGAATGATGTACTTCTAATCCTAATTTCTTTTGCGATTCAGGTAACGCATCATTAATAGTATCAATAAAAGAAAGATAAGGTTCTCCTGTAGCTACTCTAGTTTCTAAAATCTTTTGCCATAATTCTCTAGCTGATATAGTACGTACAACTTTTTTTGTATGTGGGTCTACAAGATTCCAAGTATCATCATACGTTGGTTCTTTAATACAATTATCAATTAACTGCATAAACTCATCACTAATGTTAATACCATGATGTAAGTTTAAACATTTTCTGTGCACGTCACCACCACTAGGTTTACGCATCTCCATAAATTCTATAATCTCTGGGTGTGAAATGTCCATGTATGCCGCATAACTACCACGTCTTGTTTTACCTTGTGAGAAAGCAAGTATCTCTGAGTCTACTACATGTAAGAATGGAATTGAACCTGATGATTGTGAACCACCAGATGTCATAGTACCATCACTTCTTACGTGTCCCCAGTAACCACCGATACCACCACCCACTGAAGCTAACCAAGCATTTTCTGTATAGTGTCCTGTTAATCCTTCTCTACTATCACCTACGTAATTTAAAAAACATGAGATAGGCATACCTCTTTTACTACCTGCGTTAGACAAAACAGGTGTAGAAAACATAAACCAAAGTTTAGATGCGTAGTTATAAATTCTTTCTGCCATCTCATCATTATCTGAAAAGGCTTTTGCCGCTCTAAGAAAACCATCTTGCGGTGAACTTTCTTGTGGTAATAAATATCTATCTTTTAATGTTGTCTTACCAAAGTCTGTAAGTAATTCATCTCTACTATAATCTATCATAATTTTAATCTTTCTTTCTTTTTTAATATATCTATAAATTCTGCTCTATCTATTACTGCGTAATCTACTTTAACTGGTTCAAAGTCATCTAAAAATAATAAAACTATTTCTTTATCTAAGTTACTACATGTATAAACATCTAGTTGTAACACAGCAGGAGATGTTTCGTCCCAACAATGCAATGTGTGAAGTTTCT